AGGTTCAGCGCCCCCTCGTACAGTTCGATCCCGTAGTACGGATCGAACAAGCGATCCCCGTACAGCGCCGCATGGTAGAGGACAACCGGAAGGACCGGCGTGCCGTCCGCCTTCCGATACGGGTACGCATCGCCAGAGAACGCGGCGCCGAGCACCTGTTCCGTCACATCCTTTCCGAACGTGGCGCCGTCTCCGGCGATGTGCACGCGGTACGACGGGGCGTTCGGGTTCCGCACGTCGAAGGCGTCCCACGTCCATAGCTGCTTTCCATCGATGACCCGCGGGCGGAGCTCGGCGAACGACAGCGGCACCGTCGGACGGGCAGGGTCGGCCTCGGCGATCGTCATGTCGGGAGACACGGGCCGATACGAGATCCGGCCGTTCTCAACGTCCACGCGCATCCACATCTCACGGAGCGCGATCGCCATCGACTGAAACCGGCTCATCTGCGACCAGAGGCCAGACCGCGCGATCTCGCCATCGGAACCGATCAGCGGCTCAGCCGCATCTGCGTCGGTGTTGTGCCGAATGTCCGGCGCCGCGTCGTACAGCGTTGATAGTTCCGTGGCCACGACGCGGAACGGGTTCGAGCTCAGGTCAGGAATGCCCCAAGCGGCCCTCCGCACCGTGCCAAGCTGGGCCTGGAGTCGCGCCTCGAGGAGGCCGGACCATCGGCCCTCCATGAGGGCCCGGCGATGGCGCGTGTGTTCCCATCGGCGGGCCTCGTCCGGGTTCGAGGGCGCGGGCGGCATCGGCAACGTCTGATGAGCGTACATGCGCCCTCCTATCACCCGAGTCTGACGAGCGTGGGTGCGTAAAGCTTTCGGGTGATGAGCTCTAAACAATACCTTAAAGCGTCTACGGAATGCTTGTGCTTGCTGTTCTCGCGGCCGTCGAAGCGCGACAGGTCATCAATCAACCGCTGGCATCGCGGATTGATCCGGAAGTTCCCGCGCAGCATCTCGCTCTGTAAGATGCGGTAGCCAGCGTAGACGCTGCCTCGCGGCTTGTAGGCCGTATGGATCCGGAACGGCAGACTACCGACGGGTAGGCGTAGGTCGCGCTCGAGCGATTGGACCAGCATAGCGTTGGACTTCAGCGCGCCGCCGCGCCGAGAGATGGCCGCACGGTCGCCGACCCATCGGTCCACGTCCTCCCAGCGCAGGCCGCAGCGCTTCAACATGTCCAAGATCGCCCGCGCGTCCTGCTCTGGCGTCGTCATGCCGTCGCTCTGCACCTGGTCAAGGACCATGATCCGATGGTGCCCCTCCTCCGTCGTCTGCATCGCCGTAAGGATCGCGACCTGGGCGCCAGACTCGCGCCCGTGATCGATGCCGATGCCCAGAAGCCAGTTGCCCTCCGGCGCCTCGTCCTTGACGTGGATCTTCGGGTCGAACATCGCAAACACGCGCCCTTCCACGAACGTCGTCGTCCAATCGCCGAACAGGCGTTGTCCCCGCTCCGACTCAAGGATGCCCTGCGCGAGCTCATCGATCTGCGCCTGCGTCAGCATCGGACGGCCGCCGATCGGTGTCGTGTTCTCGACAGTCAGCGGCGCGCAGATGTCGCGGATCCTCTTCTCCTCCACCATCGTCCGGAGCCACTCCAGCGGCTTACCGATCGGCGTCATCGTCAGCGAGATCGTCCCCTGGTTGCGGAACACGCGCGGGACAAGCTCGTTCCAGACATCTTCGGGCGGCGGCTCATCGATCATGATGTGGTTGAGAGTCGATCCGGCGAGGCTGAGGGCGCCCTGCTCGACGCTTCTAAACTTTAGAATACTGTTATTCGCGAAGCGCACCATGGCCTGACGGCCGCGGAAGCCCCTGCCTGGTACGAACTCCGTGTCAGGATGGATCGCGTCCTTCGGGAGAAGCCGCCAGCACTTCTCTTGAATGGCGATCCCCTGCTGGCTGGTGACCGTAATGACGTGGGCTTCAATCGGCGCGGGGCGGACGTACTGGTACGGATGCGCTCCCAGGCAGCGCCAGATGGTGTCCGCCATGCCGACCCACGTCTTCCCTACCTGGTTCGCGCCTCGGTACAGGCGGATGCGGTCGGTGGCCTTGAGGAACTCCAACTGCGGAGGCGTCGGCCGGAAGTACTGCAGCGGGTCCGTGTCGCTGCGGCGTGTCAGCACATGCGCCGCAGACGCGAGAGCGGAGAGACTCACGCACTACCCGCGAGCCGCACGACCTTGCCCGTGCGCCTCATCTCGATCGCGTCCTCGAGGCGCTCGAGGTGCTGCGGCGGAAGGTTCGCCACGGCGTTCACGATGATGCCGAGAAGTTGCTCGTCGCTCATCCCATCGTCCGGGCTGGATGCCTTAGCGATCTCCGCGTCGAGCTCGCGCCGACATTCCATCGCCTTCGCTGCGCCGGAGAACATGGCCTGCCATGACCCGGCCTTGTTCGCGTCGATAACGGCCTGCTCCAGCTGCAACAGCTTCGCCCGCAGATACTCGACGTAGGTGGCTTTCGTCGCTTCTTCCGGCGTCATCGTCACGACCGGATGCTTCTTCGGCGGCTTTCCTCGGATGGCCATGTTTGTCGCTCCTGGTTGACGTTTATCCGGGTTGATGGCGGCTGTTCAATACTTCGTGTGCGGGGAGAAAGTCGAGGAACGCAAGCGGTCGGGGGGGGTCCCCTCGGTATACACGCCCTTTCGCCCCCCTCGAGGCCCAAAAAGGCCCGATTTCGAGGGATCCGCGGCCCTCCGCGGCCCGACCGCGCGCGACTGCGCGCGACTGCGTGCGACTGCGCGCGGTCATTCGCGCCCATACTCCTACGCCTCGAGTCATCGACATCCTCTCCCTCCTCCTACGCCTGCCACACCTGCCACACCTGCCACACAAAAAACACGTCCCAGACTTCTCTTATACTTTTTCTCTTCCTTAGATTAAGTCAGCAAGAAGGTATGGCAGGTATGGCAATGGCAGGTTCAAAGCACCTTTGCCACACCTTGCCATACCTCAACGAGGTGTGGCAGGTATGGCAGCGGACCAGAGCACGACCCGACTACCGTCGGGCTTCGTGACTCTTCGCTTCGTCCACCCGGCAGCGCGCAGGATGTTCCCGAGGCGCATGTCATCGGCGCGGCTGGCGTTGATCCGCTCATTCCCGAGCGCTCCGGTCCAGCATTCGGAGAGCGTGATGCTGCCCATCTGAGTACGCAACCAGTTCACGACCGGCGCCTCCCATGAGTCCGCCGGGGCGTAGTGCTCGGCCTGCTCTGCGCGCATCGCGTCCACCTCGGCGTCGAGGTGCCACGCCTCTCCCTGTGACCATGCGTGCACGGCTTCGGCCCATAGCTGCTCGCGGTCCACCTGAAGGCGCGCGATGTCGCACTGCCCGACCTCCACGACCCAGAACCGACGCGATCCCGTCGCGTCCACCAAAAACTCCGCATCGTTCGTCGTGCCAGCGAACACCGTAGTCCGTGGAACATCGACGCAGTTACGGCCGTAAGCCGGGCGGTAGGAGTCCACCTGCGACGACACGAACGCCTTGAGCGCGCGGGCGTCCGCCTTCCTCATCGCGTCGAGCTCCCCGAGTTCGTAGATCCATGCGCCCTCGAGCGCAGAGAAGCGATCCTTACTCCCGAGGTCAATGTCGGAGTCCTTGAACCATTGACCGCCCATGACCTTTACCGTCGTGCTCTTCCCGCATCCCTGCGTGCCCTTGAGGATCAACACGGTGTCCGCCTTGCATCCTGGCGTCATCGCTCGAGCCACGCACTGAATGAGCCAAGCCCGGCCGACTGCACGACTAAGGCGCGAGTCATCCGCGGCGCAGTAGTCCGACAGCCATTGCCCGATCCGCTCCACGCCGTCCCATTCCAGATCGTTGAGCCAGAACCGCACGGGATGATGACGGCGCTTCGATGCCGCCCAGCTGATCGCCTCATGCACCGCGGTCGTCGTCGGGACGATGCCATACGTCCTCGCCAGCTTGTGCACGATGTCAGCTTCCATCGCATCCGTCACCGGCACGTCATCGAACGTCACGCGCTGCCTGAGCTCGCAGAACTCGAGGCGCCCGCGCCACACGGGATCATGCTCAAGGATGGTCTGCACGTTGGCGAGGTGCGACTTCGGCTTACCATCCCGGATGACGTGCCCTGTCTGCTTGTCCCTAAGCGGGTCCGCCTTATCCAGAAGCGCCATCGTCCCGAGGTGCGGTCCGGGCTCAAGGTGAACCCCGAGCAGGTTTGCGATCTTGTCATCGTCCATGAAAACCTCCGAGGCGGGTCAACGGCCCCGCCCACTTACATGAATTCCGATGGTGGCATACTGCGGGGCCTCCATCGACGTAAAACCAAACCTCCGCCCTGCCGCACGTCGGGCATCGGATGCCATCGACGTATGGCCGATGCGCGGCCCGGTATGTTCCTCCTACCTGCTCACCGAGGCGTCGGCGCACGTCTGGGTCGGTGTCGATCGCAGCATCGAACACGCGCCTAAGTTCTCGAGGAGTGACGCTGACGGGGATCTCAACGCGCACGGGCGGCGGCTTCGGCTTGACCTTTACGAGCTCCACCAACCACATCGGCGGGCGCTGGGGCATCACATCGTAGGCCCCATCGGTCAGCCACTCGTACCGGACGCCTGACCGGTGCAACGTCGGAGGCGCGACGACGTAGCCGCCGTCCCCTCGCACATCAACGCCGGGGACGATGCCCTGAGCGTTGCGGATCTCTACCTGGTCGTCCTCTGGGTACTGCCACCAGAAATGACGCCCGCGGCCCGTCTTGGCGCCTCGCGTCTTTACGAGCCCGTGGAGCTTAGACTGCGTCTTGTACCAGCTGAGCGCCTCCTCCCCATCGCAGTCGAGCACCCAGACCCTCGACGCCTTACCCGTCGCCACGCCGATACCAGCTGCGGGCCACTGCGTCCACCATGAGGTCACCCGCTGTGTGTCGGTAGTCGCCATCGTCTGCCACGCCCCGAGGCGCGGATGCTTCCCGCGTTGCTTCTCCGAGCACTGCGCCCCCTGCCGACACGCACATATGAGCTCCTCGCTCACCTCGTACAGCGGGTGAACGCGCAGACCGGCAGACGCGCACATGAGCGCGTGTTCAAGCATCTTTCCTCCTCGTCTGTCTCTCGTCGGATGAGACGCGAGGGGAGCGCGGGTTCTCCGCGCCCCCCCCGCTTACCGGGGATCAGCCGGTGTCCGACGAGGACGTTGTGAAGTTACTACGACTCCCCTTCTCCCGCTACGTCATCGCGCAAGAGCCCAGGCGCCCCGGAGCGCTCTGCGACCATCATCGCCACGGCGTAGCTCGGCGTCGTCGTCTCCCGCTTCGCGAACACGTCCAGGCGGTCCCAGACCTCCGGAGGCATCCGCAGCGTCCGGGCCTCGAGGCGCACGCCACGCCCCCAGAGGTTGGGGCGTCCTGCCCCCTCACGCGGGCCTCCTCTCATGGCTCCTCCTCATGTGCCAGCAGGCGCGCCTTTACTCGTTCGGTCGCCAGCACGAGCGTCCCAAGGTCCGCAGTGCCACGCGCGTAGGCCGTCATGTCCGTTCGACCCGTGCAGGCCATCGCCATCGCCACGCCGATGATCTCGCCTTCCAGCGCACGGCGCAGTGCGTCCTCCAGCAGCGTGACGACACCATCGACCGGCGCGTGCTCCAGTTCGCGCAACACAGACAGCGGGTAGTAGACCGTCGGCGTCTCGTCGTCGGCCATCACTCCTCCTTGCGGCGGTGCTCGCCGCGGTCTGGCGCCACCTCCAGCGCAGCGACGAGGGCCTCGGCTTCCGTTGGTGCCGTGGACAAGCGGCCGTCGCGTAGCCACACACGATCAACGGCCCATTGACGCCGCCATGGCACGACAGCGAGGCGCGGGTCAGTGTAGACACTACGCACCAGCGCGAGGAGGCACCCCAGCGTGGCGGGGTCGGTGAGGTCTGGCAGGGCGTCTGACCATTCCTTCTTGGCCTTCTCGGGGCGCTCGTACATTTCCACTACATCGCATGTGAGCGCGTCAGTCCACCAGACGGGCACGCCAGCGTTGCAACCGGTGTTCACGTCGAGCACGCGCCGGGTGGAGTGATCGAGCATCCCCGGTATCCAGCGCCAGCCTTTGCACGCCACGGCACGGCGTGCGAGTGCGATCATGTCGTCCGTCATGGCGCAGCCTCCAGCGCAACTACGAGAGCCTCGGCTTCCGTGTCGGCCTGCGCGAATACGCCGATGAAATCGCGCCCTTCGTACTCGTACCGAGCGTTTACATACCATGTGGGTTCTACGAAGGAGTAGTCAACACATGCGTTCGGATCTCCGATCGCTTTACGCACCATCGCGAGCACACATCCGACAGTCGCAGGGTCAGTCAGGTCGGGCACGTCGCACGCGCTGTTCCATCGCCACAACAGCGACTCGTCCCAGGTGCGGCCCTGCACATCGCGCATCCCGCGCATCGGCTTGAAATGCTTGCAGGCAACGAGGCGCCGCCCGAGTTCTACATAGTCCATGATGCTCCTTCTCCCGACGACGTGTCGGGTACATCATGGATACCGCACCGCATTCTATGATGCAAGGAGGAGCATAGAAAAAGCCGCCGGGATGCACCATGCGACCCGACGGCTTCCCGCCTTCCACCGATGTTCTAACCGATCTTCACGCCGCGCACGGTGAAGGGCGTAGCCAAGCTCCAGTTACCAGAGGCCATGAGGCCCTCGAACGTCTCCATCCGGTACACGGTGCGCTGGACGAGGGCGTTGGAGCTCCCGGCAAGCCACGCCTTCCGAGCTCCGACGTAAGCCTTCACCCACTCCTTCTCGTCGCCACCGTTCGCCGGGCTCTTCTGCGGGAACGCGGCGCGATGCGTGGCGACACGACCCGGGCCCGAGTGAATGCATGTGTCGTAGACGACGGCGTAGCCCAGGGCGGTCGTGAGCCCGATTGCCTTTGCGTGCGTGACGGCAGGGTTCCAGTAGTTCTCATCGAACACGTCGTCCTGCGCCTTCTGCATGACGGGATCGGTCCCGGCCTCCTTGAGGAGCGAGACGAGAGCACGCGCCCAATCCGGAGGCGCCGCCGGGTTCAGCTTCGCCGTCTCGTTCGCGATGAGGCGCGGGACGTAAGGCTTGAGGGCCTCGGCGTGCTTTCCGCCCGCCGCGATGTACTTCGCCACGATCTTGTCCAGCGACCCGGCGTTGTCCGTGGCCTGGTGCTTCCCGTAGCTGATCCCGGCGCCGTCACGCAGGATGGTGCAGGTCTGGTAGGCGGCAGGCGTCGGCACCTTGCCCGTCTCGAACACGGACAGGATCGCATCGATGGCCTTCTTCTGATCGTTCGTGATGCTCATTCGTTCGTCCCCTTAGAAGCGGTTTTAGTCCCAAAGAAGTACGCGAACACCATGAGGCATACGTCTTTGATGAAGTGCAGAATGATGGTGTGTTCTTCGTCGGACAACAGCGACGTATCCGGCCCGGCGATGAGGAGGTCAGCGATGTACGCGCCGATGCCCAGCGCGCCGAGACTCGTCACGAACCGCGTCAGGTACTCTTGCTCGTTCTTCGCCGTCGCGTACATCCGCCCGATCGTGACCTGGATCGACCCAACGATGAAGAACCCGAGGGCGATGGCCGCCAACGTCGTCCCCTTGTCATCGTACAGGCTCGGATACTCACGGACACCTGGCGCAGCTGGCGCCTGGACAGCTACGAGCTCAGGCGTGGCGTTCTGGTCTGGGTACATTCGCCCTCCGTCATGAATGGTAGTTCATCTGCGGGTAGTAGATGACGATCGCAGATGGAAACGGCGCGCCTGCCGTGGCCGTCCCGAACCGGACACGGCCTTGCAGGTAGATGATGTGCCCGGCGCCGACGACGTGATCGTGCCACCATCTCGTATCAGTACGGGCCGGAACGAGCGCGACGACGAGCGCGCCACGGGACGCCTCATCGCGCGCTTTTGCCATCCACTTTCCGATGCTTCGCCCATACGGAGGGTTCAGCCACACGCGATGTGGCGCCCATTCCTGCGCGAGGCCGTCCATCTCGACGGAGTAGAAGCGCCGACACTTCGCGTTCGTCTCATCGGCGCAGGCATCCAGGTCGAAACAGAACAGGCGATCCCAGCGATCGAACAGCGCCTGCGGCGTGGCCCACTGGTCCGTGGCGGAACTGAAGTGCACGCTCACGGCACCGCCCCATACAACGCCAGACACGCAGCATCGGCGAGGCCATCGTGCGCCTTCCGGCGCTTCCCCGGCGTGAGGTCCAGCCCTGGGATCATGGCAGCACGCGCGATCGAACGCGCCTTACCCTCCCCTGGAATGTCTCGCAGGATGATCTTCTGCCAAGACTGCGGCGTCGGTTCGATGACGTGCGGCACGCGCCCGGCGAGGATGCCACGCCAGAGCCCGACGCCGTACCCCATGCGGAACATCGACGCCACGCCCTGACCAGGCCGAGATGCCACGCGCTCGAGGACCGCCACGGTGACACCATGATCGGCGCACCACTGGCCTACAAGGCCGTCCATCTGCTCCGGGACGTAGCCATCTGGACAGAGGTCGCGCGTGCATCGCTGTTCCACGATGCGCCCGAGCGCGTAGACGACCAGGGCGCCGTCGAGTCCGGGATCGATGCCGAGGACGTTCATAGCTCTTCGTGCTCCCCATTCTCGATGTCCCGCGCTGCGCCCTGGAGGCCCGTAGCCTCGAGGTACTCGATCACCCGCGCGCGTTCCTTCTCTCGCGCCAAGTGCACCTGGCGGCACCACCATTCCGAGGTGGACGTTTGGTAGCCCTGCGTGAGCTCGACTTCGGCGCGGGCCTTCCGGAGCTCCTCGAGGGCGCGGGCCAGGCTCGACTCCAACATGGCGAGATCGATACGCCACTCCATTACTTCACCTCATGTACGACGGTCCAGACAGGATCGGGCGTCGGGATCCCGCACGCCTCGTAGAGCTCCAGACACTCACGCGCGGACAGCCCGAGGACGTGGCAGAGCACTACGGCACCTTCCGGCGTCGGGCAGCTGCGCCCGTGGACGTAGTTGCTCACGCGCTGCCGCGGCGCTCCGAGGGCGTGCTCCGCGAACGCGCGACTAAGCTCGCGCTGCGTGACGTTCTTCTCCAGCATGAAACGCCGGATCGTGCGCTGCGGTTCCATGCCCTACATGTAGCCCGATGGAGAAATGTTGTCCATCGCGGTGGACGTTTCTACAGGCTCCGTAGTACATATGGTGCACGACTTCGGTCGCACTCGCCACGCAGGAGCAGATATGAGCAGCATTGACCTTGGCGTTTTCGTTCGTAACCTCGGCACCCTGGTCCTCCTGGGCGCCTTTGCTGCGGCGACCGCGTATGCGTTCGTCTCCCCCGAACCGTGCGTGCACATGGCGCACGGCCTCGTTTGTCGTTGAAGGAGTAGAAGCAATGTCTTTCCACATGTCCGCAACCATCGGTGAGCTCGCCAAGGCGCTCGCCGCAGCCCAGACCGAGATCATGCCCGCGAAGCGTGAGTCGGTGAACCCGCATTTCAAGTCGCGCTATGCCGATCTGGCTTCTTGCTGGGATGCCGTTCGCGGCCCCCTCGCGAAGCACGGCCTCGCGCTCTCGCAGCTGGTCGGCGGCGACGGCGACACTGTCCGCCTCACGACGATGCTGATTCACTCCTCCGGTGAGTTCATCGGCTCCGACGCCGTGCTGCGCCTCACGAAGCATGACCCGGCCTCGGCTGGCTCTGCGCTCACGTACCTCCGTCGATACGGCCTGAGCGCGATCGTTGGCCTGTCCACGGAGGATGATGACGGCGCATCTGCGGGCACGCCTGCTACGGCGACGGAGGTCGCGTCCACCTGGTCAAGCGCCACGCCGACGGAGAAACTCAAGGCTGCCACGGCGCTGATCGAGACGGCGTTCCCTGGCGCAAAGACGACGTACACGCCGATGGGCAGCGGGGCCGATGGTGACCCGTCGTGCCCGGTCTGCGGAAACCGCATGTGGGACAACCGCGGGACGCCCGAGAAGCCCAAGGCCAACCCCAAGGCGCCCGACTTCAAGTGCCGAGACAAGCAGTGCAACGGCGTCATCTGGCCGCCCCGTGGCGCGAAGAAGCCTGCCGCCGCTGCGCCTCCTCCCCCGCCGCCGCCGCCCTCCGATGACGACGCCCCCCAGTACGATGAGGAGATCCCGTTCTAATGACCGGACACGAACTCATGAAAGAAGCCGGGGCGCTGATCGCGCTCCTCGAGGCGCCGGAAGGTGCCGACGCGGACGCCTTCGACTCGCTGTTGGCGAACTGGCTCGACTCCACCGACGACAAGATCACGGCTTACTGGGCCGTGCTGCGCCGGATGGGCGATGAGATGGATCAGCTGCGCGACCTCGAGGGCACCTTGCAACGCCGTCGCCATTACATCGATCGGCAGTCCGAGCGGGTGAAGGCGCTCGCCACGGAGCTCCTCGCAGCACGCGAGGCCCTCGGCGAGGAGTCCAGAGTCCGCACGCCTCTGTTCTCTGCGTGGCTCGCTAAAACGAAGAGCGTGGAGGTGTCCGTTCCTCCGGAGGAGCTCGAGTCCTGCTACCAGCGCGTCGTCGTCGCCGTGGACAAGCGCGCCCTTATGCGTGACCTCGAGGTCGGCAAGGAGGTGCGAGGCGCCAGCATCGTGGAGAACAGGGGGATCCGATGGCGGTAAAGCATCGCTCCTATGAGCGCTCGGAGACGGCGCAGGCGCGGGCCTATCTAGTCCTCGCAGAACGCCTCGATCCCGTATCCACGCGACACATCTGCGATGCGTTGGAATGGAAGGACGGCAAGGCGCTGGATGTTCTCGCCGCTCTGCATGAGCGCGGTCTGGTTCGACGCACGGAGGTAGAGGTCAAGGAGCACGTCGGGCGTCGGTTCGCCAGGCGCGT